CTTCAGACAGATAAAGGTGGTTTTGGATACAAACAAGCATGTTATACATACACTGCTGATTCTAGTTCTAATGCATTAGTTCTTACTGCTGCATGGTCTGGAGCCTGTATCATGGTTGATTGTAGTTCTTATTCTGGTTCAGTTAAACTTCCAGTTGTTGCAAGTGCTGCAGAGGTCGGATTATGGTATGAGTTCTTCTTTGTAGGAGCAAATAGTGGAACAACCACATTCTTTATTGAAAGTGCTGGTGCAGACGGAAATGATGAGATTACTGGTTATCTTCATAATCCAGCACAAACATCTGCTGGTGCAGACATTACTGTAGATCTTGCTGGTGATAAACTCACATTTCCAGTAAACACTGCAGTTGGAACTCATGTTATAATCAAATGTATGGTTGGTGGTGCTGCTGAGAGATGGGTTGCTCACTCTTATGTACCTACTGACATAACTGTAACTGTTACTGATTAATATATGAGGTAAATTATTGGAATATGATGATTTGAACGAGAAGAACTTTCTTCTCTTTGCGATGCAACATTATGATAATCCTCAATGCGTAGAGGTTGAAGAGTTTAACGATGACTTGAGAAAGATCAAGTATATCAAACGGCTCTTCAACCAATACGATCTTGAGGGTGTATTAAAAGAAAGACTATTGTTGAACCATATTATTGTGTTCTTTAATGTCTTCAAAACTAGAGCAGCGACTAGGATTCTTTTCTTCAAGATAGAAGAGAAATTCTGGCCGATGCTCAAGACATTTTTATTTTATCTACACTTCATGCCTGAAGATAAGATAGAGTCCATTAACGGAAGAGAGATTCGTGTCACGGACATTCCGATGGATCAAGGAATCATAAACAGACTAAGGGAGTTTGATAGAGATGCCATCTCTTAATACAGTCATAAAACAGGCCTCAAGAGGTGCTGATCTATATTTTGTGTTTAGGTTTCTTAGACTCTTAACCATGAAGTATGAGAAGACTGATGCATACAAATATGGTATTATTGACAAGAAGGGTAAACCTCTCAGAAAAAGTAGTGAATTAGAAACAGTAGATGAGAAAGCTGCATATACAATGCTTCATCGTTTGGTATTCAAGGTGCGTAGACTGATTGAGAAAGTACCAATTCTGGGTAAGTCAATATTACTCAACTATGCAGCTGCATTATTCTTACTCAAAGAACAGAACGATACAAGAATCTGGACTGATGAGAGATACATGGGTAGAAAACTCATGGAGTTTTTAGAGAATGGTGATTGGGAGAAAGAAGCAGAACTACTCAGAGAAGAGTTAAAAGGTCAGTATGGTGCAGAAACAAACGAGTTTTTGATTGAGGACGGACATACTGATGTTGCATCTGCCAAGAATCAAGTTAAGATTGCAAGATCTGCTCTTCAGAAAATGGACACAGAATTAAGTAAACTATCAGACGAAGAAGATTTACCTACATGGTGGACAAATAAAGTTGCAGTGGCAGTAGACAATCTCGATGGAATGGCAGACTATCTTGACACACAAGTTGAGGCTGTCTTAGAGAGAAAGATGACTGCTGCAGAGATAGATAAGAGAGAAAAGATTGTATTGTCTCTCAAAAAACAAAAAGATGATTTTAAAAAGAGATATGGGGATGAGTGGAAAGATGTTATGTATGCCACGGCCACAAAAATGGCTATGGAGTCATTTTATGGTAAGGTAACTGTTCCACAAATCAATAATTATTTACGAGGATTGAGTAGATTGATGACAAACAATGAGTTGATAGATCATCTGAAGAAAGAGTTCAATCTCAAGAAAATTAAATTTGACAGATCTTTTAATAAAGTTCTTGCAGTAGAGGAAAGAGAAATGAAAGACTTCACAGAGTTTCAAGAAGATGCAAAGAAAAAAAAGAATGAAGAAATTGCAAACTCAGTAGGTGGTGGAGGTGTTGCAGGACTCGACATAGGACTTACATACAAGAAGAAAAAGGAAGATGAGAAGAAGGTAAAAGCTCTCAAGAAGAAAATGAAAATAGATGAAGAAGTCAAAATGGGCACTTTTGCTGGTAAACAAGTATTCGTAGTAGACTCTGATACATATCATCAATGTAGACTAGGTAAAAAACAATATGCAAGATACGAGAAATACGTTGGTAAAAATAATGTAGGTTTGGCGATAAGAGAGTATGGTTTAAAATTTCCAAAACGACCTATAATATTACAAAACGGAGAGAACGGGCCAATGTTGTATCTCCGATATGGAAGGAGTTAAATGGCTGACGAGCGTGGTATTCAACAAACTAAAGAACTATTAGATTTCATCTTTTCCTTGATTGGGGCAATTAAAGAATCAACTAAAGATGGTGAGTTTACATGGTCTGATGGATTAAATTTCATCGAACCATTAAAGAAAATTGCACCTGCAATTGATGATATTGAAGAGGTCATTCCAGAGATCATGGACTTAGATGCTTCTGAATGGAATGAACTGGTAGATTATGTCCAGGCCAATTTTAATCTTGAGACAGATCCAGAAGATGATTCTGATATTGAGACTAAGATTGAAGAGGCCTTAAATGCTGGTGTAGAACTATTAAGGTTGACACAAGTAATAAAGTAAGGACATGGCAGAAGAGCTTCAAGATGTCAAGCTTCAAGTCGGACTGTTACAAAACGAGGTTGAAGTTAGGGGGAGACAAATTGATGCTCTTTTATCCAAACTGGACACAACCGCAGACCGAATTGTAGACCTGACAGTAGAGATTAAATCATTAAATTCCAGACAGGATGAACATAGGAAAGTTGATGACGAAATTAGGTCAGAACTAAAACTCCTACATTCACGGATCGGCAATGTCCATGATGAGATAGGACACTCAGAGCGCCGTGTAACTTCACAAATACATAAATTAGAAGAGAGGGTTCGTCAAGTCGAACAATGGAAATCCCGATTAATGGGAATGACCTCTCTTGTTGCTGGTATTATCGGAGCAGTTGCTGCAACATTTATCACATGGATGAAAGACTCATGAAATCATTTCAACAACATATAGATGAAGTATACAAAACGTATCCAGGCAAGGGGTGGCTTATGGATGGGCCAGATATCAAACCAAAAGATATTATCTGGAGATCTAAAGTTCATCATTGGGATGATACAGTACGAAGTGATAACACAAGATTTATAATAACAAAGACAGGAAAAGGTAAAGACAAATTTCAGATGTGGGCTATGAGTGATAAATCTGGCAAAGTACTTTTTCATTTCGGTGATAAACCCACTCTTGATACTGCAAAGGAATTTGCATCAATTAGAAGATGGATTGAGAAAAAATGAAAAGTTTAAATCAATACTTGGTAGAATTTGATAATCCACAAATCTATTGTGACATGGATGGAGTAGTTGCCGATTTCCTCAAGTTTACAAGAACTGCTTTAGGGGGAAACAAGTTTAGAGATAAGTTCTGGGAAGACATACCAGTAGATACGTTTGCACAACTCGACAAAATGCCAGATGCAGATGTCCTCTGGGGATATATAAAGAAGTTCAGACCTATCATGTTGACTGCAGCGCCAAGAGAATCAAGAGGTGCAATTGCAAAGAGGGCACCACAGGATAAGATCAGATGGATGAAAAAGAATTTTGGTCTTGGTGAAAGAGACATGCGAGTAGTGAAAAGACAAGATAAGAAAAAGTTTGCCAAAGATGGTAGAGATAAAAGACCTAATGTTCTGATTGATGATCATGCGGGGAATATTAAGGAATGGGAAGCTGCTGGTGGAATAGGAATCCTACATACTGACGCCGCATCAACTATAAATGATTTGAAACGAATAGGGTTTCCATAAGGAGAATATGTTAGAGTTATTTGCAATGGATGAGTTAGTCATGATGGGAATTGTTTTATTCGCATCATTCTGGCTTTTTCTATTCAATTATAGGATGGACAACAAAGAAAAGTATGAAGGACATAGATGGTTAATTGGTCTTGATTTGGTGATCAATATGGGTATGTCTCTCACAGGATACTTGTTGATCTCCATAGTATTTACAAATATTCCACAGTTGTCACCATACGCAAGTTATCGGTATCCAATAGGTTTCCTATTTGGACTCACTTCTAATGTTAGTATTCCGATAGTCTTGAAATGGTTCCAACAACAGATAACTAAAAAGTTAAACGAAGTTGGTAAAAAGAAGTGAGGTAGATAATGGCTGAACAAAAACAAAAATCAGAAGACCAAAAAGTATTAGAACCAGTAAAACAAATTGAGATTGAAACTAAGGATCTGGTTGCCACAAGTAGAATATGGATTTATGCAATAATCGGACTTTTAGCATATCTTATATTTTTCCTTCTTCCAGATATTAATACTAGAATGGAATGGATGGAAAAGGATCTCAATTCGGTTTTAGTACAGAGTGAGAGATTCAAAAAGTCCACAAGAGTATTTGCAAAAGACAATGCATGTGCAACTTGTCACCTTGACCCAGACCATTTACTACATAATTTACAGTCAAAATATCCTAGTTTTAGTGATATTAAATCTTTCATGAGAGTAGGGCATCAGAGATATTGGACAAATCTAACTCCAATTCCAGATGACGAACTAATAGAAGTTTATAGGACACTAAAATGATAACATTCAAAGAATATGATAACAGAACAGACCAGTATGTTGTTGATGAAATAAAGAAAAGAAAACTGGCCAAACACGTTGTCAATGCAACAGATGACTATCGAATGAAGAAGGGTAAAGCTGCATTTACCATGCCTCATCATACTGGTAGTTCAACTATTCATGTATACTTGAGGAAAATGTCAGGCCCAACTAAAGGAGTCATGGCCTACAACTATGAACTGAAGTTTGATGAAGAGTATTGTTGTGATGAGTGTTATGATCATATAATAGAAGCATCAGAATATCAAGGAAGAAAAGTAGAACTTAATAATCCAACAAGGTCTAATGATGGTAAGAAGAAGTTCTATGTCTATGTCAAGAACGAAAAGGGTAATGTGGTCAAAGTGGGATTCGGTGATCCAAATATGGAGATTAAACGTGACGATCCTGCTAGACGAAAGAGTTTTCGTGCAAGACATAATTGTGATAACCCAGGCCCAAAATGGAAAGCTCGATATTGGAGCTGTTACCAGTGGAGAGCCGGAGCAAAGGTAGACAACTAAT